GAACAATCTAATACTAAGTTGAAAGAATTAGACGATAGAGGTATATTTGAAGCGGATGATGAGATTGGGTTTTTCTTTGATAATATTAAAGAAATTCAATCTATATTGAATGATTTTACTACTAAAAACTAATATGAATTACTATTACGAAGAAGACTTAAATAAATATTTGGATGCTGAGTTGGGGAAAGTAAGTCTTACTAAGAAAGGGCAACCTCGTTTACGTAAACCTAAAGAATCTAGAGTATATTTTACACAAGAAACTGAGGATGCTATAATTGAGTATCTCCAGACTAAAGATAATAATGAACGAAATTATATATATAATGAAAGGGTAGATTATGCTTTTTATAAAATAGCCGAAAATATTATACATACGTTTAAATTTTATTATACTGATGTAGATACAATAGAAGAATTAAAACATGAGGTAGTTGCTTTTCTTCTTGAAAAATTACATTTATATAATCAGGATAAAGGTAAAGCATATTCTTATTTTGGTACTATTGCTAAACGTTATTTAATCATATATAATGAAAAAAACTATAAAAAAGTAAAAGAAAAAGGAACATTAGAAGAAGCAGATGAAGATAAAATTATTGTTGAAGATTTAGTTAGAGAATCAAATCATGATAAAAATAAATTAAATAATTTTATAGATTATTTCATTCAATATGTAGATAAAAATCTTGAAAAATTATTTCCTCGTTCTCAAGACCAAAAAACAGCAGATGTTGTTTTAGAATTATTTCGTAAACGAGAAAATTTAGAAATATTTAATAAAAAAGCATTATACATATACATTCGTGAAATAACCGATGTATCTACACCACAGGTAACTAAAATTACTAAAAAGATTAAAATGTTATATATTAAATTATACAACGAATATTATGAGCATGGTTATATAAAGATTTAATTATATATATTTATTATTAAACGTTATTATGGCTAATTTTGATGATATAAAATTATTTGGTGAAACTAGTTTATCTGATATTTTTAAGCAAATACATAAAAATAATAAAAAAATAGACGGACAAATTGAAGGATTAGTAACAACATTAAAACCTCTTATAAATTCAGCAGGTGAAGCGGTTATGGTTATGCCTGTAGTTAAAGATTTAATTGATGTAAATGTTAAAAATAATGATCAATTAGTTAAAATGGCCGGTATTGCTCAACGAGCCTCATCTCCTACTAAATCCTCTGATGCTTTTTATGATCCAAGTGAAATGCAAGCTTTATTAGATGAACATAGATTAACACAAGAAACTAGTAATGCATTGATTGAACAAGGTGAAGCAGTTAAAAAACAAATAGAAGGATAATGTCAGTTATAACTCCTAATTTAAGAAGAGGGTCAAATACTAAACTCCCTAATTTTAATATAGATGACTATTTAAAACCAGTCGTTGGGAGAGTTGTAGGAATTATATTAGAAGAGAATACTCCTAACGAAACGTTATATAATAAATATGGTAAAGAATATGGAGTAGGAACTATTTTTTATACTATATATTCATCTACAAATAATAATCCTGTTACTGACGTAGATAGTGGAGAAAATTTAAATGGTACTAAAGTAATACCTGCTAGACCATTTTTCCCTAATGATAAACAATATCCGTTATTGGGTGAATTAGTGTATATATTAAAATTACCCAATCCTAAATCCGTAACTTCTAATGAAAATACGTTTTCATATTATTTAGGTCCTATAAACATATGGAATACTTCTCAAGCTAATCCTCAATTTACAAATCAAGAAATATTTTTAGGAAATAAATTTGAACAAAAATCAAATATTCCTACGTTAAGAGTTTTTGAAGGAGATAAACTTATAGAAGGAAGATATAATGCTGGTATTAGATTTAGTAATAGTAATTTATTAAATAATAACTTTTGGAATAGAGGTAAACAAGATGGAGATCCTGTTTTAATTTTTACTAATGGGTACAATCCTATTAAAAATAATCAATCTTCTAGTTTGTATTCTGAAGATATAAATAGTGATAATTCTACTATACTATTAACGTCTACTCAGACTATCCCATTAAATACAACGGTTACTACCTCTAATCCGTTTACTAAAACTATTCTCCCTAAAAATTACTCAGGTAATGCTCAAATAATATTAAATTCAGATAGATTAGTATTTAATACTAAAAAAGATGATATTTTATTATATTCTCAAACAAATACTGAAGTATATGCTAAACAGGATATAACATTAAATGCCGAAAGTGATATAATATTAAATGGTAAAAATATAATATTAGGAATACAATCCCCGGATAAACCTCAATATCCTACACAACCTGTTATTTTAGGCACTAATTTAGAAGATATATTATATGATTTAATAGATGCTTTAACTTCGTTAGGAAATGATTTAACATCTGCTGTTTCTACCCCACCGGGTTCACCTTTAGTTACTGTAAATACAGCGGGAGCTAGTTTATCTAGTAAGATATTAGATACAGTAGATAAAATAGAAGGAATAAAATCAAAATCAGTATTTATAAAATCTAACGACTAATGACTCCTCAATTACCTACAGAATCTATACAGGAAACTTTAAAAAAAGCATCTGAATTAAAAGCTCAGACAGATAAAGTTAAAAAAGAAATTCAAGGCATTGAAGATAGGACAAAAAAATTAAATGAAAGTCTTACTACAGCTGATAAAGAAATTAGTAGATTACCTAATAAAAAGTCAGCCTTAAATGCTAAAATAAAAAAATTACAAAATATTGATAAAACATTATTAGATTTAAATAATACAAAGGATAATCTTAAATTAGATTTAAAACATCTTTCTAAAAATATTAATGATGAAGAATTTACAGATGCTAAAAAATTATTACTTATTTCCTTTAATGATAAAAATAAAGCAATTGATGAACAAATAAAAATATATAGAGAAGAATTATCTAATTTAGATAGATCAATTGATATACAAAAAAATAATACAAAGCAAAAATCAAAATCTAAAAAACTAAAATTAAAAATAAGTAAAAATCAAAAAGCAGCTAATATAAAAAGATTAAAATCTTTAGCTAAAAAAGGAGCTTTACTTATTCTACCTATAGTAGTAAACTCTATAGTTGATAAAATAATAAATAATATAGTTAAAATAAATCAACTAAATAAAGAAATAGATGCACTAAATTTAGAAATAGAAGCATATAATGAGTCACCAGATCCTATTACTAAAAATATATTAGTTAAGAAAAAAAATGCTTTATTAAATAAAATAAATCAAATACAAAAATCGATTGAAGATATTAAAAGATTAATTGATACTTTAACTAAATACAATCAGATTTTTAGTATATCTATAACAGTAGCAGAAATTGCTTTATCTTTACTTCCTCAACCCCCCGTTGGTACTGTAGGATTTCAAGCAACTGTAAATAAAATTAAAAAAATAATAGATGTAGCAACTATTATAACACAAGCTTTAGCTTTATTACTTCCTATAATTTCTAACGAATTACTTAAAGTAATAAATGATTTAGAAGAAATTAAATTACGTATTAAAGATTTAGAAGATCAATTAGAAAACGGATATCCACCAAATCAATCGTTATTATTACCATCTCAGTTAGGTGTTATTGATAAAAATTATAAAGGATTTAAATTTGTTATTAAAGAAGAAAACACATTGGGTGCTCCTGTAGTAAATGGTATTCATCGTCATTATGGTATAGCTATTGATGGTTTAGGTATTGAAGTACTTAAAACGGATCCATCATTTACACAAGATGCAGAAGTATTGATAGATCAATTAAAATTTATTATTGATTCACAAGATTTAAAAGGTTAAAATATTTATTATTATGAACGCAAAACAATTTAAAAATTTAATTAAAGAAGCAGTTCGCGAAGCAGTTCGTGAAGAATTACGTTCTGTTTTATCAGAAAATCAACAGTCATTACAAGAAACTAAAACTTTTAATTTCAGCAGTAATGATGTAATGAAAGGTGGTTTACCTGAAGATGCACGCAATTCATTAAGAGCTAAAATGGGAATGGAATTTGGATTTCAACAACCATATAGTAATTTACAAGTTCAACCCAATGCCGAAAATCCTTTTCAGTCATTTTTAGATGATGCTGCTCAAAACATGAATGCTCAAGATTTATCAGGTTTAAGAAATTTAGGATAATATGCCATTAAGTAATACTGTACAAACAGACCCCATTAATTTAAACAGAAATATTACTGTAGGGATATCTCTTCCCTTTAACAAACCGTCTGCTTTTAGAAGTACATATGACTTTAAACAACAAATAAAATTTAATGTAATTAATTTATTACTTACAAATAGAGGCGAAAGAGCATTTAATCCAAATTTTGGAACAGATATAAGAAAACAAATATTTAATCAAATGGTAGAAGGAACATTTGATGCCTTATCGGATGACATTTCTACTACTATAGCTGCTTATATTCCTGAAATAACAGTAGAAAAATTAACAGTAACTCCAGGACCTGTATATAATAACAACGCAGTTGTAATAAATTTAACATATAGGATTAATATATCTAACGAAAGTGACACAATAACAATCAATTTTGAATAATGGCTAGTAATAATGTAAACATATCATATTTAAATAAATCTTTTGGTGACTTTAGAAGTACATTATTAGATTATGCTAAAACATACTTTCCAACATCATATAATGATTATTCGGAAACCGCTGTGGGTTTGATGTTTATAGAAATGGCTTCTTATATTGGTGATAATTTATCATTTTATTTAGATACTCAATTTCAAGAAAATTTAGTTAATTACGCTAAAGAAAAAAATAACTTAATAAATATAGCTTATAGTTTAGGTTATACACCTAAAATGTCTTATGCTTCTTCTACTACGTTAGATGTATATCAATTAGTTCCTAAAACAACTAGCGGTAGTCAATCTGTACCTGATTATGATTACGCTATTAAAATTCCTGAAAATTCTTCTGTTAAAAGTATAAATAATGTTAATTTTCTTACTACAGAAGAAGTAGATTTTAGTAATAGCATTAATAGAGATGTAACATTTTATAATGTTGATTACTTTTTACTTAAAAAGACAGTTAAAGTAATTTCAGCCGAGGAAAAAACAGCAACATTTACTTTTAGTAGTCCTACTAAATTTAATAGTGTAAATATAGAAGATAATAAAATATTACAAATATTAAACGTAGTTGATGGTAGTAATAATCAATGGTATGAAGTACCTTATTTAGCTCAAAGTGTTGTACTTAATCCTACATCTAACTCTTCTACAACAGATAGTGGTTCAGTACCTTATATTTTAGGATATAAACAAGTACCACAACGTTTTGTAAGTAGATTTACAAATGATACTACATTACAATTACAATTTGGAGCTGGAACTTCTACATCAGCGGATAATGTGTTATTACCTAATCCTGACAATACTCAATTAGGTATTATTCCTAATATATTCAATTCTAATTTTAATAAATCAAATGTATATATTGCTAGAGAATATGGTTTAGCCCCTTCAAATACAACACTAACAGTAACTTATTTAGTAGGTGGAGGTATAGAATCAAATCAACCGGTAAATACAATTACACAAAAAGGATTTACAGTTAGTGATATATCTTTTAAAAATTTTACATATGTAACTAATCCTGCTTTAGCAAATACTATATTTGATTCATTAACATTTAATAATCCATACCCGTCATTAGGTGGTAGAGATGGAGACACTGTTGAAGAAATTAGACAAAATACACTATCTTCATTCTCAGCACAAGATCGTGTTGTAACACAAGAAGACTATATTAATAGAGCACTAAGTATGCCTAGTCAATATGGTAATATTTCTAAAGTATACGTTGAAAATACAAATCAAAAACTATCAGATGGTACTATAAACTACTCAGCTTTAGACCTATATATATTAGCTTATGATTCAAATAAAAATTTAACAACAGCTACTACAACATTGAAGAGTAATTTAGCTACATATTTGAATAATTATAGAATGTTAACAGATGCTATTAATATTAAAGACGCATACTATATTAATATAGGCGTTAACTTTGATATTACTACTATCCCACAGGCATCTAATAGAGAAGCACTAAACGCCTGTTTAACATCCTTAAAAGAATATTTTGCTATAGATAATTGGCAAATTAATAAACCTATTATATTAGCTGATATATATTCATTACTATTAAAAATTCCACAAGTACAATCTGTACGTAAAGTGGAAATTATAAATAAACAGGGAGGTAGTTATTCACAATATGGATATGATATAGTAGGAGCTACTAAAAATGATATTATATACCCATCTTTAGATCCATCTGTATTTGAAGTACGTTACCCTGACACAGATATTCAAGGTAAAGTTATTACATTTTAATTATAAAAATTTAATTTTTTTATATTTATATGTAGTAATTACATTAAAACATGGCTGTATATAAAATATTTCCTGAAAAATCGGCAACTATATATTCATTTTACACAGGATCTAATTCTGGATTAGATGAAATATTAGAAATTAGTTCATATCGTGCTAGTGATGATACGGCACAAGTAGCACGATCTTTAATTAAATTTCCTACTTCTGAAATTACTAATTTATTTTCTACTAAAATAGGTACTAGTTCATATGATGCTTATTTAAAATTATACTTAGCTAATGCTAGTGAAATTCCATTAAATTATACCGTTGCTGCTCATACTATTACAGCTGATTGGAATATGGGTACCGGTCGTATAAGTAATTATCCGGCAACTACGGATGGTGTAAGTTGGAGTTGGAGAACATTTGAAGGAGGAACAGCGTGGTCTTCTGCTGGTGGAGATTATAATCAATCATCCAATATATCAACTCAATCATTTACTTATCCTGATTCTAAAGATATAGAAATGAAAGTTTCTAGTGCTGTTAATGCTTGGTCAAGTAGTAATGCTTCTAATTATGGACTTTTATTAAAATTATCCGGCTCATTAGAATTTACTACATCATCTGTATTTGAATTAAAATACTTCTCAGGAAATACTCATACTATATATCCACCTTGTTTAGAAATTAGATGGGATGATTTTGTATGGAACACAGGTTCTTTATCTTTAGTAACATCTGATAGTTCTGTTGTTACATTAGGTAGTAATAAAAATATATACCAACAAGATTCTGTACAGCGTTTTAGAGTAAATGTAAGAGATTTATATCCTGCTAGGATTTTCAGCATTACTTCCGTATATTTAAATAATAAAGTATTACCAACGGCTTCATATTGGTCTTTAGTAGATGTAGATAGTGAAGAAATTATAATAGATTATGATACTACCTATACAAAACTAAGTGCAGATACATCAGGAAATTATTTTGATATTTATATGAACGGATTAGAACCAGAAAGATATTATAAAGTATTAATTAAGTCTATTATTAATGGAAGTACAGTAATATTTGATGAACAATACTATTTTAAAGTAATTAGATAATGACTAATGTAACACTACAAAATACAGTTATAGGAAGAGGGTATGATAAGGTTATAGATACTGAATTTAGAACATTTGGAGCTAATGCTACTGCTAATTTAGGTCAAATAACATTAGAACAATTTTTTCAAGAATATAATGATTTATTTTATCAAATACCTAAAGAAGGTGATTTAGAATCACATAATTACATTTTAAATAAAACAGTAGAATATTTAGGAGTTAAATTAGCGGATGATGAATCTATTCAAGCACTATTAGATGAAATTGACGGATTAAAACGACAAATATTAGAAACAAATAAAACCATAGCTGATTTATCTAACACAACTAAAAAATAATGGCTAAAATTAATATAGTAGGAAATGTTGTTAATTCAACTGTAGTAAATAGATATAACCCGTCAGATACATCTTTGACAGGAACTCAATTAATTGACTATCAGTTTAATACTCAAACGGACTATATTGAATATATAGTTTATGATATTGCTAATAATATTCTTAATTTAAATTATTCATATTCTAATTATACTGTTCAATCACTTAATGCTGATAAAACTTTTTCTGCATTAGATATAAATCCTGAAGAAGATTTAAAATTATATCAAAATGCTGGTGAATTTAACACACAATACAATTTTTTTAGAAATGTTATTGGAGATTCCATTAATCAAAATTTATTTATTAAGGAAATATCACCTGATAGAACTGAGTTAAAAATAAGTTCAACAACATATAATAATACTCAACTACAACAATATGCTGATGCTCTTATAAGTGAAAACAATAGTTCTCCATATTTAAAAACTCATTTATTAAATTTTGGTAATAACAATGTTCATTTAATAGTTAATATTGCTTTAGATAATACAAATCCTACAGAATATTATATATTATTTAAATTATATGAACCTCTTTCATTTGATATTAATGAAAAAGATAGTTTTTGGGTTGTTGAAGAAATATCAAATTCTCTTAAGTTTGATATAGATTTACAAAGTACAATAATACCTGACGATTTACCTATATTACGTGGTGCTAATTTTGGTATTGATATTAAAGAAAAAAATACTTTACCTACCCAATATCAATCATATAGTACTTTATTACAATTTACAGGTTCGTCATTACAAACTATATTAAATAACTTAGGACAAACTTCTATTGATATTAATGTAGATTATACAGATTTTAGTAGTTTTATAAGATTTGGTTCTGCTGAAAAACGTATAAATAATTTTTATTCTAAAGTAAAACAGATTGAAGATTATAATAATTTCATTACGGCTTATTCTAGTAGTGCAGTTAATATACCTAGTTTACAAGTACAAATAGGAACATATTCATCTAGTATTAATGATATTGTATCTAACTTTGATGGATTTGAAAGCTACTTATATTTTCAAACTAGTTCAATTACATATCCTCATACTAATACTTTACCTCCTTATATACAGCAATCAACAGGTTCGGCAACTGTTATAACTTGGTATGAGGGTCTAATAAGTTCAGCATCTTATTATGATGATTATAATAATGACCGTTTATTTTATTTAATACCTGAGTATGTTAGGATAGATAGTAATAATGATCCTTATATTACTTTTATTGATATGATAGGTCAATATTTTGATAATATTTACATCTATTTAAAATCAGTAACAGATTTATATAAAAGTTATAATAATCTAGAAGAAGGTATATCTAAGGATTTAGTATATTATGCTTTACAAGATTTAGGAGTAACTATATATAATAGTAATGAGGATGATAATTTAAGTAATTAT